ACCAGGAAGGGTACACCGACTTAAAGGATTGGGAAATTCTATCGTCCCGCAAATCGTCGAAGAAATCGGCAAAGCGTTGATTAAGGGTATGAAGTGAGAAATTTATTTGAAACATGTATTGATGTCGGTAGTGGATTAATCCTATCGACATTGATACAATTATTTATATTTCCATTTTTTGATATGTACCCAACTGTGCTTGAAAGTTTTCATATCGCAGTCATTTTTACTGTGATAAGTATTTGTAGAAGTTGGTTTTGGAGAACTATATTTGGAAGGAAAAGAGTTTGAAAAAAAATAATTTAAGAATATTAGCTTTGGGTGCAGGTGTGCAGAGCACAACGTTAGCTTTGATGATAGAAAAAGGTGAAGTGCCTATGGTTCAGGGAGCTGTATTTTCTGACACAATGGCAGAACCCAAACGAGTGTACTCTCATTTAGATTGGTTGGAAAAACAATTGTCTTATCCTGTTTACAGAGTTTCAAAAGGAGATTTAAAACAAGATACCATCGATGCAATTAATAATAACACAAGAGTTGCGATGTCTCCATTTTATACTAGAAATAAAGTAACAGGTAAAAAGGGAATGATGATGCGCCAATGCACGCAAGATTATAAAATCGCTCCACTAATTAAAGAAATTAGAAGATTGTTAGGAGTTGGTTATCGTAAACAAGTTCCTCCTGGAACAAACGTTACTCAACTATTTGGTATATCTTCTGATGAAGCATCTAGAATGAGAACAGCTCCTAAAAAATATTTAACATATGATTATCCTTTAGTTGATTTAAAAATGAGTAGGAAAGATTGTTTAGATTGGATGGAAAAAAATAATTATCCTAAACCACCTCGTTCGGCTTGTACCTTCTGTCCGTTTCATTCTAATGAAGAGTGGAAATATATTAAAGAAGACGAACAAGAATGGAAAGAAGTAATTGAATTTGATGAAAAGATAAGAAATGGATGGGGAAAAGTAAAAGATAATTTATATTTACATAGAAGTGGAGAACCTTTGAGTGAAGCTAATTTAGAAAAATCTAAAGACGATCAATTAAATTTATTTGAGAATGATTGCGAAGGCCAATGTGGAGTTTGAATGAAACATAATAATAAATACATATATCCAAAAACGATCCGTGAAACTGTAGAAGGTGTTAGACACTATAGTATTAAACAAGAAAAGTTACCGAGTGTTACAACTGTTTTACAAGATACTCAACCTCAAGAAAAAAGAGATAGTTTGGCAGCTTGGCGAGCAAGGGTCGGTGAAGAGACGGCAGCTAAAATTACTGAAGAAAGTGCGAGCCGTGGAACGGCGATGCATAAGATCTTGGAAAAGTATATCTTGGAAGAAGGATATCTAGATCTTACCAATGTCGGAAAACAGGCTCATAACATGGCTATAAGGGTCATAGAGCAGGGTCTATGCAATTTAACGGAGTACTACGGCACAGAATGTACTTTGTACTATCCTGGGCTCTATGCTGGCCAGACCGACTTAGTAGCTGTACACAAAGGACAAGATGCGATAATCGATTTTAAACAGACGAATAAACCGAAGCGAGAAGAGTGGATCGGGGATTACTTTCTGCAGCTAGGGGCTTATGCGATGGCGCACAACTTTGTGTATAAAACCAATATTACTAAAGGTGTAGTAATGATGTGTAGTAAGGATAATTACTACCAAGAATTTGTCGTAGAAGGGACAAAATTTCAACAATATCAACACGACTTTTTAAGGAGGGTCAATGAGTACTATCAAAAAAGAGACNGAAATGTTGGATAAAATAGCCAACATGTATTACAAAACAGANGGTGATATGAAAAAGATGTGGAAGAAAAAGTGGTATCAAGGTGTCAAGAATGTGGCAAGAAGATATGAAAGTATGCTACCGGTTGGACACAAGGATAGGTTAAAATGAGNTTAAGAGATTTACAACAAATTTTAGAAAAATTTACCAATGGACAAAAGGGAACTATGATATCNGATTGTCCTGTTTACATTGAAAGTATGTCTGGACATTTAGAAGATGTTAGACGTATTGAGATACAGGAAAGCAATATAATTGGTGATGCTAATCCAGCTAGATTAGTATTAAAAGCAGATAGGAATGAATTATTTAGATCTAAAACATATAAGCAGAGTTAAGAATTCCCTTGGGATTGGGGTGGAAGCGAGAGTGGAAGCCCCAAAAATATGAAAAAAGTAACAATACAAAGTAAACAAATCACACCTAAACAGTGGTCAGCTCTTATACTAGAGCTGAACTTAATGCGCAAAGCTTGGAAACCTTATGCCAAGATAGAGCTGCAAGGTAATGGTATTAAGAAAATAATAGCTCACGGGACAAGACGTTTCAAAGTTTAGAATCATTCTAATGTAGTTGCCGTCCGTATAAGAGAAATTTTTGAGCAAAAATATTTTTTAAAAATAAAAAATTTTAGAGGCGGCAAGGCGGCAAGGAGNCTAAAAATCGATTATAAGTGTTGGTATTAGCGAATAATAGCCTGCCACGAGCCCTGCCAAGGCAGATTTTGAGATGGCAAAAGTGTTGATAATACTAGCTTTTTGATGTTTTTGCCTTGGCAAGGTCAAATAAGCATTGATTTTATTGACATTCTTGTCTCCGCACTCGGCGCGCGGGACTTTTTTTGTTTTCAAAAATAAAAAAATTGCCTAAAAATTTCTCTTATAGTAAAAAANCAAATGCCCAAACGTCCTAAAAAATCTAAATATAAATCAGTAGTCATTAATAAAAAGCGATATTACTATTACAAAATAACCTGGATTGATCCGACGGGAGATTCGGGACACGCAACAGCTCACGATTCTTTGGGGTTGATACCTTCAACAATGATAACTCACGCATATGTTTTTGATAAGAACAGAAAATATTTATGGACGTTTGCATCTTACGAAGAGAATGACGAACTTTTTTCTGATAGAAATGTTTTTCCTTTGGGTTGTATAATTAAAATGGAGAAAATAAGTGAAAGATAAAAATATTAATCCTACATTGACAAAGAATATGCCCAATGTAAAATGGGATCAACTTCCACCAAGGAAGGGACCTAACTCACAAGGAGTAAATTATGGAAATGTACCAAGTAAAAACAAGTTGGTTGAACTTAATAAAAAAATTTCCAAGAAGAATATATAGCAGGGTTATTGCTGAACTGAATCATTATCAGGGTTTAACTCTTCTACTGATTTTAATTGTTCTTTTTCTGGGGTAATATTAATTAAATTTTTGTGATCATCTAAAATTTGTTGCATCTTCGCCTGTAACTCTTCTTCACTCATCTTGTCCAGGTTACCGGTTACAACAAGCTTTTGATCTACATACAAACCACCTGCTTTTCCACGTGCAACTTCAGCATTAATTGCAGCTGACCACGCTCCTTTTTTAGCTGAATCATCTCGTAGTTTAGCTAGTTCTGCTAGGTGTTTTTCAAAGGTGATGCCATATTTTTCTTGCACCTCTGCTCTCAACTCACCAATATATTTTACTACTAATGGGGATATTCTAGGGTTTCTCAGCTCGCTTGCAGCCTGCCTTGGTCTCGATTTGTAGCCTGCTTCCAGCGCACATTCAGCTGGACTTTTCCTACCTTCGTTATAGACCAAAAGTTCTGCGAACTTCATCTGTCTTTCGGTTAATTGTCGTGGTACTCCCATAAGTTGTTTTATAGTGTAACTTTCCGTACAAGTCAATAATCGCCTGTGATTTCGCCTGTAATCGCTTGAAGATTGAGCTGTCATTGAGCTGGTGTTAAGCTGCTAAAGAGCTGCAAATAAGCTGTGGGTCGTCTTGGGTCGCCCTGGGTCGCTTGTACTCGCCTGTTCGCCTGTGCATTATTAAATTTTTTATTTTTATTTTTATACAATTTTTAGTTGTGGACCTAATTTGTTATTTTTTATCTAAACAATCATCACATATTAAATCAAAGTCTGTTTCATTAATATCTTTCATTGTTCCATAAAGTTGAACTCCCTCACATTTTGAACAAATATCAAAAGGTTGATTTGGGTCTTCCTCCATTATTTTATTTTGTTGTTTTATCGTCAATTTCATTGATTTTCCTCCATCTATTTTTTTCATATTTTCTTTTAATCCAATAGAGATTTATTGATTTTCTAAAAGTATTACCTTTTATAAGTCTATTTTCTCTTGGAACTCTTGGTTTTTTCTCTTTTTCAAATATAGGTCTAGTGGCACTTATTAAATTATTGCCATTATCTCTGAATTTTCTTCTAATTTTGACCATATTTTCTTTCTTATTTATTCCCATATAATCCCTTGTTTCTAGATTTCAATAGTGTATAAAAAACAAATCAAAAAGGAGAATAAAAAATATGAAACAAGAAACAAAACCATTAGACAAAATGTCTGATAAAGAACTTACTGATTATTGGACTAAAAGAGTTGAAAAATTTTTACTTGGACAAAAAATTGTAAAAGTAGAATATATGTCAAGAGAAGACGCAGAGGACATGGATTGGTACAACCGACCAATTCAAATTCTTTTAAGTAATGGCATATGGTTGACACCTCAACAAGATGATGAGGGAAATGATGGAGGTTCAATTTCAACTAACACAACTGATATAATTCCAACTTTATCGTAGGAGAAAATATGAAAATAGAACTAACAAAAAATCAAAAAGATTATTTAATTTATTTTTTGAAAGATGGTCATTTAGATGATTTGCATAAAGATTTAAGAAGACACTCAATGCACCCATCTATTTCAAAAGACATAAGAAAAGAAATAAAAATGGTCAAATCAATAGTGGATAAATTATGAAAAGACTAAAAATAAAAATAAATTTTGAGTGTACCCATGCAGATAAAAAAGAAACTGAAATGGAACTTGAAAAAATAATACATTATCACATTTACGAGAAGATATGGAACATAGACCCAAAAGGTGTGAAACTAGATGTTAAAGAAATAGCACCAAAAGGGTATTGTAGGTCGTGTAAACAAAGAATGAAGATGGACGAAATATCTAGAAGAAATGAAGATTATTGTATACATTGTTTATAGAAAGGAAAATATGAAACTAACAAAAAAGGAGAAAGAATTTTTAATTGATTGGTTGCAAGAGGATTGGTATTTGGCGATTGAAAATGACCCAAAAATAAATTCATCAAAAATAATTCTTAAAAACTTAAAATCAATTTTAAATAAACTAAAAAAGGAGAATAAATAAAATGGGATACACTAACTATTGGACACATAAAAAACCTTTTAATGATAATCAATGGGATATTATTAAAAAGGAATACGAATACATTAAAGAAAATTTCTCTGATGATGATGGAATAATAGAAGATCAATCAGAAAAATTAGATGAAATTATATTTAATGGTAAATCTAAAAATAATCTAGATCATGAAACTTTTGTTTTAACAAAAGATTTTAGAGAACCATATTATAATGGAGATGATGTAAAATTTAATTTTTGTAAAACTGCAAGAAAACCTTATGATCTCGCAGTTTGGCATTTATTAACATTTGTTAAAATGATTGCACCAAACTCAATCGAAATTAGACGAGATGGTTGGTATCACGAAAGAAAGGAGAATGAGTAATGTTTGTAAAAGGTTTAAGTATAAATGTAATTGCAACTTTTGAACTCGACAAATATCAAGAATCACAGGATATTTTTGATTTAAAATTTATTCATAAAAATATTTTGAAAAGTAAAAAAGCTTTGCTTGATTATATTAAATTACAACTAGACCCAAATAGAAAGTTGGTAAAATTATCTTTGTGTTGGGTATGTTCAAAAGAAATAGTTGATAAATACAAAGTAATTCAAAGGAGTATAAAACAAAATGCAAAATACTATTTTGAAGATGGAAAGGAGGTAAAATAATGAAATATTTAATAATTAAAAAATTTCATATTAAAGGTTCAACAATAAAACCTAGTTATAATGTTGAACTAGCAAGTGATAATTTGGCGTTGGCAAATAAAAAACTAGTGGCATTAAATTTATTAAATGAAGACAATGAAAACTATTCGTTTCATATTGTTGAACTTAATGAAGATGTTCTAGTATTAACTGAAGATATGCAAGTTGCATAAATAATAAAAAGGAGAATGAAAAATGAGTAAAGAAAAAAGAACAATTAAACTAAATGGCATTCAATTAGGTTTTAAACCAACTGAAAGTTTAATTGAATTAATAGATGATAAAATTAAATCTATTAAAATTAAAACTAACGATATGTTTGATAAGGATTTAGTAAAAAAGAATAGTTTATTAAATACTAAAAAACATTTAACCAACTATTTATCTCAATGGGAAAATGTCCAATTAGGAGATAAAGTTGAATATAGATAAAGGAGAATGAAAAAGAATTTACCAACTCAAGATAATGTAAAAAGGCTCATGGAACAAACCTTGAGAAATATCTTGAGTTGTGTGGGTGGAGTGTACTATAATAAGTATAAGTTAAGATTAGAAAGAAAGAAAAAAAGAAAGGAGATAAAATGATAGATTATAATTTAATCTTATATATTGGTCTGTTCTTACTGATATTCGGATTTATCTTGTTTTTAATATCCATAATAAGAATTAGACAAATAGATATAGAGTTGTTTAAACAAGAACAATTACACAAATCATTTATGAAAGCTAAAAAGGAGAAAAGATGAAAATAAATTATAAAAAAATAGAACAATTAAAATCTTTCAATGGTATTAAGTTACGAGGAAATGAAACCTTTGATGAGTTACTCGCTATCGAAAAAAAGAATGTGTTGAAAGGTAGAACAATTTGTAAAGCTAAAAATTGTAATACA